ATCGAAAAAGGACAGACTTTTAATTTAGACGTTAAAACGGATACAACAATTACAGGCGACTATACCGGTAATATTGCTTTATCTGTTTTGGATCCTGAAGTTAACCGTATTGCACGACCTACACGAAGAATTTTAGAAATTGCAAACGTAGGAACCACGACGTCAAAATTCGTTACTTATATTCAACAAACTACACAGTCAACAGGCGCTTGGGTTGCTGAATCGGTTGCAAAAGCACAGGGACAAGTTCAATATCAGGAAGTTTCAGTTGAGGTTAAAAAAGTCGCTGCAACTTTGAAAGTTTCTAAGGAAATGATGAGCGATTTAGCGTTTGTTTCTTCTGAAGTAAACATTGAATTAATGGCGAACGTTGAGCAAAAAATCGATTATTCATTAATCAACGGAGCAGGCGGTACGGATTTAGTAGGTCTAGTTTCAACAGCGACAACGTGGGCGGCGGGTACCTTTGCGGGTACAATTACACAGCCTAACGTAAGCGATGTTATACGAGTTGGAAAATCACAATCGGAGGGTTTAAATTTCTACCCTACGCACGTTGTTTTGCATCCGTCAGACGTTGCGGCTATTCAGTTGACAAAATCCACGACAGGCGAATACACGTATCCGATATTTTTACCTACAACGGGCGAAATGATGATCGCAGGATTAATAATCGTTCAAAGTAATAATATTACAGCAGGAACATTTTTAATTGGCGATTTCTCAAAGGCAAACGTTAAAATCCGTGAGGCGGTTAATATGTCAGTAGGATACGTTGACGATGATTTTCAGCGAAATATGGTTACTATACTATGCGAGGCAAGATTGGTTAACTACGTTAAAGCAAACGACACAGGCGCGTTTATTAAGGGAGTTTTCGCAACTTGTATAGCCGCTCTATAATTTAACAAACGATAAATTAGTCTAAAATGGAAAAGAAACCACGTAAGCGCAAAACTCTAGATATTTCAATCGACACAAAAAATGTAGATATTGAAATTAAAAGGGACGAAAACGGTAAGTTAAACGTAGATATTGACACCAAAAAAATTGACGTTAAATTCGAAAAAGACGCCGACAAAAAAACGTTAGATATTGAAATTAACGACGATAAAACGTATCATTTTGTAAGCAATGGCGAAGCGCCAACGATGAAAAAAGGTACAATTTGGGAAGTTACCGGAGCGATGTTAAGGATATTTTTGAAAAAAGGATTAGGTAAAATAAAATAATATAATTATGTTTTTAACGCCCGCAGATTTTACAAATAAATACGAGTTACACACAGGAATTTATGACGTTGCTAAATTGCAGTCGTACATTGATATTTATGAGGGTAGATATTTACGCCAATTATTTGGATCCGTTTTATATACTGAATTTATTTCAGATTTAGACGCCAATAACGAGCCTAAAAGTCCGAACTTTAAACAAATATTTTTTCCTTTTTATGAGGATGTAACTTTGTACCAAATGTTAGATTCAGCGGGCATTATAGAAATGTTAAAAGGTTTTATATATTTCGAGTACTCAAAGGATCTTTACAATCAGATGACGCCCTACGGAAACGTTCGACCAAAAGCCGAAAATAGTTCCGTTGTGAATACTTTACAGACCATGATTTACGCACGTTATAACGAAGCGATTACGACTTACAGGGCAATTAGAAACTACATATTTTTAAATTTTAATTTGCCAACAAATCAAGCCGTTTTCTTTTCGTTTTACAATGCCGGCACAGGATATAGCAACGATTTAGTAACGTTAGTGAACGTTTCAGGTGAGGTTACTGTTATTAACGTTGGAAATATTGGTACAGGTTACGCTACAAATAACGGCGTTTCAACTTCGGGAGGTTCGGGAACGGGTTTAACAGTTGATTATATAGACGACGGCGCGGGCGGTATTCTTAGCGTTTCAGTTGACAACGCAGGAACGGGATATATTTCGGGCGATGTGGTTACAATATTAGACGGCAACAACGATGCAACGGCAACGATTACGACCGCAACAGCTATTCAAAACGGTTCAGGGTGTAAAGTTCAAACAACTTGCAACCCAATAGGGGGCGCTAATTTAAACAGCATAACGACAGCGGGAACGGGATACGTTACGGCAACAGGATTAACGACCACAGGGGGCGCGGGTTCAGGTTGCACGGTTAGTATAGTTGATGACACGTTGGGCGGGATTAGTAGTTTAGTAATTGTTAACAAGGGCGTTAATTATTTAGTGGGCGATGTTTTAACGGTTGTTGGCGGTGCAAATGATGGAACGTTTACGCTTTTATCTATTACCAACGGCGAAATTATAAATTTAACCGTTGTTGAGGGTGGCGTTGATTACGAAGTCGGAGATTTTGAGCATATAACCGGCGGTAATGATGACGCAATCGTCGAAATTACTTACGTTGGTAAAGGTCATTTTAACACGTTTAACGGACAGCCGAAAGGTTTTAATTATTGGATATGACAAAGGAAGTTTCGCAATTAATTAAGGATATCGTTTTGGATATGAATAACACTATATTCGGAGTTTACGACTCAGTTAATGTAAGAACTAATATTTGTAACACAAAATGGGCGCGTATAGGGAAAACAGTTACAAATTCAGCAGGCGACGAATACCGTATTACGGACATGGTCGTTGATGAGTGGATTAAAGTAACACCAATAACACCCAACGCGCCAATTTTAGAGGATCTAATAAATTTGCCTTTGCCGTTTTGGATTACAGGAACGAAAATAGCGACAAATCGAGAGTGGACAATTTCAGGAAAAAACGTAACAGAAAAAACGCCAATTATTTGGTTATTGCAAACGTTACGGATTACTAAGTATGGACGTGAAAACACGTTAGATTTTAATACGGATGTTCGAATATTTTTTTTAGACGAAACTAACGTGCTAAATTATTATACCGAGGATCATTTGGATTTAGTTGTTTTTCCAATGGAGCGTTTAGTTTTGGAGTTCTTAGATACCATAACACGGACGAGGCAATACAAAACCGTTGAGGATTACGAGTTAATAACTTTTAGCAGGTTCGGAGTTGAGCAAAACGAGGGGATGTTTAAAAACATTTTAGACGCTAATTTATCGGGCGTAGAATTAAGAATTGGATTAGAAAAATACAAAGAAAATTGTAAATGTTAATTAATTTTAAAAAACAAAAAAAATGAGTGTAGGTTGTAATTGTAATGTAGGTTTATCGAACACCGGAAAACCTAATTGCGTACCGGTTCAATCGGTTACGTCAAAACTAATTTTGGTGCCGTTGGTATCGAATGCAGGTGTAACTAATAAGATTGATTTAACAGCGCCTTTTGTGGTTCCTGTATGGTCGTCTTTAATTAATCAAATCGATGCGAGTTTACGTTGGTACCCTTTGCCGAATTTTGAGAACGTAGAACTTGCAAAAGCGGATACAGTTTTTGAGGAAGCGAACAGCGGTAAAATGGCTTTTTTACGTCAAGGTAAAAGAAGTTTCGCGGGCGAATTATGGGCGTCAGATTCAACACCTACTTTTTTAGGGAAATTGGCAAGCGGTCGTTGTGTTGAGTTCGGAGTTTATATAGTTGATGTAAACGGTTCTTTAATTGGTTCGAAAGTAGGAAACTACCTTTACCCGATAACCGTAGATAATCAAAGTTGGGACCCTAAATTTATGTTTGCAACAGATACAACTGTTCAAAAAATAATGTTAGGTTTTGATTTTGATCGTTTCTTTGACGAGTCAACAATGTACATGATTACAAGCGACGAAGCGGGACAGGATTTTAACGACCTTAACGGTTTAATCGATGTTAATTTAGACGTAACGGCTCAGGTTACTACGGCTTCAATTACGTTCGATGCAACGTTTGATTATGGAACGGCGGTTAATCCTTTGAGATTTAAAGGAGGAATTTTAGCGGATTTTGCTTTGTTTAATTTGTCAACTAACGCGGCTTTAATACCAACCGCAGTGAGTGAAATTAACGACGGAGAATATACGTTATTGGCTACTTACGTTTCAGGTGATGACTACAGATTAAGAGTTGTTAAGACCGGATTTATCGGAGAGACTACATTTTTAGCAGTGTAATTTTAGCGATATTTTTAGTAATTAAGGGGAGCAAATGTTCCCCTTTTTTGTTAAATAGCCA